TATGTGAGCTAGAATTTGCATAATGCGTATATTCACTACTATTATCCTCTATATCATTAGCAGTCCCATCTTTTCTGAAAGCATTCCATGCATGCAGAAGTCTATTTTTTATTCCCATACACACACCTCCAATCTACATAAAAGAATCTTTATTAAGCTTGAACGCCACCCAGGCGTCCATTAATGCTGACACACTATCTATCTTTTGTTCGTATCTTTTCTTTAATAGTTTCCTATTACCATTACTATCTTCTACCGTGATACAATTACCCATCGCGTATTCCATAAGTAATTCATCAAATAACAACATGCGATCCTCAGCGAACTTTTTCAATTCACCTAGAGGTACTGTTTCTGTTTTAGAACCCTGTATTACTTTCTCAACGCCGAATGGACTATTTTCTTTAGACCATCTTTCTATAAATTCTTTAGCGTTGTAAGGGTCATAACCTAAACATCTAACATCGTAGTCGTTTTTGATTATGAAGTTTTCTAAATCTTCATATATCTCATCTTCAATATCCAAAATAGTCCCTTCTAAAACAACAAGACTTCCTTCGGTTATAAACGTTTCATATTTCTTTCTAGCTACCACCGGCAGCTTCATTAAGGTTCTTGTCGTTATATAACAACGAGTTTTTACACCATAACAACCATTATTGAGTGGAAATAGAAACGTGAAAGCACAGAAGTCGTCTCCTTGTGAAAGGTCGATACCTAATGCGCAAGGTAACCCCCAGAAATTCTTTTTTCTATGAGGTAATGTTTCTTCGTAAGTGAAGAAATATGTGTAGCCCTCCATTGGTATTCCAAACCTTTTTGCTAGAATATCATTCCTAGCGGCCGGTGCGTTTTCAGCCCTTTCAACATCTAAGTGATACGCTTCATAACTTACAGTCTTACCAATGTTTGGGTTTGCTTTTAGCCACATAGAAGGATCTCCAACCTCAGCTACATCGTCCAACTTGTAGTAGAATATGGATACATGCGGATTGTTATACTCCCCTTTTAATATATCTAATAGTTCCATTTTGATTTCGTCACCACTAGCATTCCTAACGGTTCCTTCTGAACTAAAAGCAACTATCAAATAATCATCTAATTTCGACGCTCCTTGTTCTATTGCACCTATTGGGTCTTCTCGTATATCGCCTGATAACCATTCGTCAACCGTGGCTATCTTACATCGCAGACCTTGTAGTTTATTTACACTCATTGGTCTTATTTCGATTATTGATCCGGTTAAGAAGTTTTCAATACCCTTTTTTGTTGATGTTAATTTAACACGATTAGCTTTTGAGCCTGTGGTGTTATTTATAGAACCATCTGTTAGGAATTTAAATAACGGACCGCGAGCTCTAGTTATAGCGGTTCTTATTGGCGCCATAACTTCCTCCGCTTGTTTCATTGTAGGGGCGGTAGTTACCTGATGAGTAGTCGTAGTGTCAATATTGTGGTAGTACGATTGTATAGTTGATCCGTATATAGATTTAGCAGCGCCTCTACCAACAATTAAATATTGTTTTTTGATTAGTCGCTTTTTAATTACTCGCTTCTCATATCTTCCAACTTTCCGTTTTTCACCAGGAACATATACACTTCTTTCGATATAATAATACCACCCAAATATCTGTTCGGCCCATAATTTAAAACTATCTAATAAGTGTAAATCCGAACCATCAGTTAACGTCATCTCGTTCTCACAATACTTAATATACCCTTCTACAGCATTCTCGTCATAGTAAATGTTCTTATTAGTTATGAGGGCATCGATACGATTCATTTCCATAGATATTTCTTTACATACAGGTATTTCTCCGTTCATAACAGCATCTCTAAATCGTCCGTAATACTTTGGTGTTGCAGTATTAGATAAACCCATCTATCTTCTTCTAGCCGCAGCTGCCAATATTTTAGTCATCATTTGTTCTACTCTAGGTTCTACAAATTGTTTGTTGAATTCGCTAGCTACTTTTTTACCAACAGTTTGTAGTGCTGCATCTAGATATTTTCTCCCTCTTGATTTAGTGGGCGCTGTTAATCTACCATAATTTGTTTCTAGTTGCATTCTTCTACTCAAGGTTTCAATTTCCTGATTAGACATTTCGGATAATTTCTTACGTTTTAATGTTCTAGCTTTCTTATGATCTTCACTTTTTGGTCCTGGTGTAGTTGAAGTTCCACCGCTAGACGCTTTTCTTCTTCCCCATTTCATCCCGAGCACACCGTAATGATATAAATCTTTTATAGGCGTTTCTGTACTTATTTGTATATCCTCGAATTTCTCAGAGTCACTCATATTGTTTCTTTTTAAGCGCGTTATTAATTGTTGAGTTCTCTCTTCTAATTCGAGTCTTTCTATTACTTTTTTTAATTGTATGTCTGTTGCGTTTTTAATACTAGCGTTTTTATCAGACTTCATTAAACGAAACTCAATATCTTGACGTTCTAGTTCTTTATACTTACCACGCATAACATCATATTGTTTATTCATCCAATCCACCTCCAACTTGTTCATTTATTAACCATTCCAATTCTTGTATCTGCCTATTATAGGATTCTATAACAAACGATGTTTGTGGTGGGTCAAATACTAGTTTTACTTTTAAGTATATATGAGTTTTAATCGACTCTATATCTATTCTATCGTCAAGTAAATCACTCCATACTTGTGTTTTATCTTCTATTTTGAATGCACCAGGACTTATATCAGTGTCAGCAACACCAACACCTAAAGTTCTTAATCTGAACAGAGCAGTATTTATATGTATAATTATATCACTGTCAAATTGTGTGTAGTCTTCTTCTAAACCTAAAAGTTTTTTTATAGACGTTAGTATGCTATCCATAAACAACCCCCTATTCTATAGGCGTTGAAACTATCACGCCTATGTAATTAGTCATGACATAACCAACCTTGTTATTATGTGTTACTTTAGTCCACTCAACTGTATCGTTATAGATAACAGGCTCTATGATTGTTCCGTTCTTAAGAACCTCAACAACTATAGAATTCTTACTTTGTTCTTCACGCATATTAACAAAACTACACTTGTCTATAAAGTATACACTGACTGAGTTCTTAAGTCTTTGAATTTCTTCTTCTTGTTGTTTAATCTTTTTCTTTATATCTTCTGATTCATCAACAAGTACCGACTTTTCTTCAAGCTCACGATGGAATTTATTATCACGCTCTCTTTGTGGTTCTTTTTCTTTTGAAAATTTGTTGTAGTTTTTCACAGACATCATCCTTTCTTTTTATTAATCAACCAAGGGCTTGTATCGTTCTTGGTTCTGGTTATACTTACGTATTCGCGTATGTTATTACCAAAATGTATTGCGTTGTGTGTTTCCGGACTAACACATATTAAATTTTGAGGATCGTAAACTGCTGGATTGTTTTCTAGTACATCTAACACCGTTATAGGATTTATATGATGTACTGTAAGGTATTCTATAATATTATATCCATCCATGGCTAAGTCACAACCATTATCTCTGATTATTATTCGGTCTCTAGTACGTTTCCAAAGTTTTGATTTATATAACGTTTGGTTTATATGTCTATCGCATCCGAATGTTATCTGTCCGATATTGGCTCTGAATTTCAAATATTCGTAGCGTTCTCTAAAAGTATTTAATTGAATTACTTCTGAATACTTTTTAATCATGATTGACCACCGTATATTTTCATAGCTTCGATAGCTTCCTGATACAGCTCTTCTGACTTCTGTGTTGATTTTATGGCGTCAGTTTTAGCTGTTAACAATTCTTTTTGTCTTTCTAAGATATCTTTTTCTAGTTTATCCTTAGATGACCCTAATTTCAAGTAATGGGTCATTACTTGAGATGAGGCAGTGCCTTCGGACAATTGTTTTTCTGCTAAATTTACTGCTAAAGCTATCAATTGATTTTCTCTAGCTTCCAAACCTTTGGCCGGCGCCTTAGTTCTTTTTGTTTTTTCTGGCGGCATTGACATAAAATCACTCCTTTCAAAAGTACACAGACGTTTCTTGATATTCTCGTGGTATGATACTCGAATCTTGAAAGGAGCTACAGTCCACCACGTCTGTAGACCACGAGAATATCAAGAAACGTCTGTTAAAATATCCCGCCGGAGATTTTTTTAGG